TGCCGTATTCAGCAGCCGCCGCAAATGTTGCGTTGGCTCGCACAATCATCTGCCTGGTGCGTAGCTGACGCTCCATCTGCGCCTCGGCCAGACTGATGAAGTCAGGAATAACTGAAGTCAGATCAGACCGATTAAGCCAATCGGCCAGCGATGTCTTCAATTCAGTGTAGGTGGTCAATGCCATTAGACTGCCTCTTTTTCAAGCTGTTCCTTCATGACCCATGTGTGCTCATGCCGGAATTCAAACGTGCCAATGTGGCCAATCTCTTTCGAGACATCATGGTCAATATACACCTTGAAACCCAACTCTTGCGCCTTCTTGCAAAAGAACACATCCTCGCCCATGTAGCCGCGAGTGTCGGTCTGCCATGGCATATCAAACCATGGCTCAGTCATGCCCTCAAACACTTCGCGCTTGATTAGCATCACGCCAGTGCCAACCGAGCCAACTTCTTCTAAGCCGGTGGACTCAGGCATGGTGTAAACCTGTTTGCGCTTACCATTCTCATCATAGTTCTGCGCGGTTGGTCCTGTGGGCATCCTGCGCCTAGCGCAGTTGGTAGCCACGATATCAACGTCATGCGCCATCAATCGCTGGATCATGTCTTGTGGGAAAGTCATGTCGGAGTCGATAAACAGTATGTGGCTGCAACCCTCGCGCATCGCGTCCAGACACAAGTCAGCACGCTGATTCTGGATCAGTGTGCCTTGCAGTATCTTGAGGCTGACAGCGTCAGTGGTGTTGAGCGTGTGGTACGCCACCATGTTGACCATGCAATAGGTGTAGTTGGTGTGAACCATGTCACGCGCTGGCGTGCAGACTGCAATGTATTTCATACCTGACCTGGCCTCACTCTAAAGAACCTGTTATCTGGATCGTTTAACCATTTCTTCATGTAAACCGGATCATCCAACTTGCCCTCTGTCTTCAACTGAAAGTAGATCGACTCAGGGATGCTGGCAACATGATGCCATTCACCTTTCCAATCTGCTTTGTTGTCGATGGCGGCAAAGTCGCGCTTGTTGGCCTCGATGACAGCAGTCAAATCCTGCGTTGTCTGAATCGTTGCCTCATCAGTGTCCTCGTTGTAGTGCCAGGTGCGAGTGATCCCCTTCTCGGGGTTTGCATCAAAAAATCGTTTTTCCATGTAAGTAGGGGAGGATTTCTCCTCCCCTTTCCTCTTATTTAATTAAGAAGTGATCAAGTCAGCGCAAAGGCCGTGAGCGTTTTCAGCCAAAACTTTGTGGCCGAATTCGATCAACAGCATACGCTTCTCAGCGTCACCTGTTTTCGCCAATTCGACTTGCTGATAAGGACGCAGAACGGTCATTTTTGCGTACTCAGGGTCGATGATCCAACCATCACGCTCGCGCTGGAAGCGGTTAGCGATAACGGCCACGTTGCCAAAGTCGCTGACGTAGATATCAACTGCACCGATCAACACGGCAGGCTTTTCACCTCCATTTATATTGAAACGTGAAGATGCAATGCCAGAGAAACCGGACACGCGCTGTTTATTGACAGGGCCAACCATCAGGATTTTCGGAGTACCGCCAGCAGACCATACTTTCTGAATCACATTCTTGAGAATGGTTTCAGTGAAAGTACGCACGTTGCCGTCAGTACGCGCACTGTTTGGCAGTGTGGTGTAGCTTGGGTCAGTGCCGTTGGTTTGCTTGTCGGTGTTTGTCTTGACAAACGCGCCCAAAGAGGCAGTCACGCGAGCAGTTGTCGTGTTACCGGCAACAGCAATACCGCCATTCAAGAAGATGAATTCTTGGTCGCGCTTGAGTTCAGAGCCGCGCTTGGCGATCTGGTATGCCAGTTCAGAACGGCGGCCAGCCTTGTTGACCACTTCTTCAGTGTTCGATAGGACAATGGTTTTGCGTGCGATCTGTGCATAGTTGGTCAGACGGACAGTCGCGGTGACTGAATCGAATGTGCCAACGTCATCACCTTCCAACTGAGCATTGGCGGCTGCGTCTGCCAATGTGTCGGTCTGCCACTCAAACAAAGTATTGCTGACGGTTTCGCGGCCAATGTTGGATTGGTACGGTGTTTCTTCGGGAGCGATGTTGGTGATGACATTGCTCAAGTCTTCACGAATACCCTTTGCAGAGTAGGTGGTGAACGTGTTACTTACGATAGTCATGATTTATTCCTTATTTCAAGAGTTTGAAGATTGCATCAGCCGCGTCATCGACACGGCCAGTTTTCGCGAGACGCTGTTGTGCTCGCAATGCCTCAGTATTGTTAGAAACTCTTCCCGCTGCACCAGGCTTTGCGGGTCTTGGGCCATTGTTCGTCACCGGCTTAATCTGCCCACGCTTGGACATCATCTGGTCGTATAACGCTGCCTTACGCAGCATCACAACCGCCCTGTGATCTACAACATTCTTCAGTTCATCAGGTGAGAATCCAGCCTTCTGGCCGAATTGAACAAGCATTGCTTTTTCGGCCGCAGCTTTCTTTGAGTCTTTCCACTCAGGTATAGCCGCCACCAACGCCTCTTGTTCCTGCTGCAACATCTGATTGCGATATTGCATCTGCTCTTGATTGGACAACTCAGAGAGTCGCTGCTTTTCAGATTGAATCGCCGCGTTTCTCTCTTGGTTTTCACGCATCAACTCGCGCTGCGTCACATACTCAATGGGGTCTTCATTTCTGAGACGTTCCCAATCAATGTTCGGCTGCGCTGCCTGCTGAACCTGCGCCTCTAGAGCACCTAATAATTGAGCGTATTGCTCACGCTCGGCACGCACTGCCTGCAACTCTGCCTCAGCGTGCTTTCGCACCTCGGCAATTTGCTGCGTTTTGCGTGTGTAATCCTGAGTCCTTGAATATCCCTTCTGGAGTTCCTCCAGCGTCACATCGACTTCTTTACCGTCAACCTTGACGGTGAAGACTTGTGGCTGTTCTTCCTCTTCAGAATAATCATCTTCTTCGGATTGTTCGGCATCAGTTTCATTATCAACCGCGTCTGCTTCTGTTGATAACTCCTCATCTGCCGCCGTGCCCTCTTCGGGCAACTGCGCCTCGCCTGAATCCTCTTGTCCCTCTTCGGGGAGTATTCCTGCAAGTGCATTGGCTGCTTCAGCCACATTCATTGGACCTTGGGCTGCACTGCCTGCTGGCGTTGGTGCTACTGTTTGCATGGTCTATTTCCTAATTAAACAATATTTTTGGTTGCGCGTTCAATGGCACGCTGTGCCACCTTGCCGTTGTCGATCATTTTGGTGGCCTCAATGCGGAAGTTTTCAATAGCCTTGAGCATTGACCAAGCAATCTCGCGCTTGGCAGTTTCTTCGGGTTTACTCGACTCAAAAACCCAATATTGATCATTTCGCATTTTTTCCAAAACAGCAGAGAAGACTTCGTCTTGCATCAATTGGCTGGCTTTTTGGCCTTTGCGTACTGCGTCATCACTCATTTAAACCATTCCATTAAGGTTGATGGGTGGAGGCACATTCGCCGCTGTCTGCACAGCCTGTTGGATGATTGCAGACTCTTGCGCCATCGCCTCCCGATCCATAGACTGCTGCGCTTGAATCTCAGCAGTGCTAATTTGTGTCTGGTACTTTAACTCAAGTTCGTATTTTTTGAGCATTAAGTCTTGCGCCATTTGATCTCTACGGTAATCGTCATCGCGGATCATCTGCTCGCGCTTCAATTCCAACTCGGCAGCCTTCTTCTGGATGTCGGCTTGGATCGACTGAGCCTGCACCTGCGCCAGCACTTCTTCTGGTGTCGGTTTTGGTGGTTGTGCTTGCGGAAATTGGAAGTCAGCAGGCAGATTTTGTATATAGCTGGATGCATCCTTAAAGCCAGACAACTCGATGATCTTCTGCATAGTGCGGATGTACATGGCCGGAGTCGCCACAGGATTGTCCAAACCATACTGCTGAATGATCTGATCTTGTTTGTTGGCGATCATGGTCAAACCCTTTATGCGCTCGTTGGTGTCGCCATTGCCCAAGCCGATATTGATGGTCACATCCATGTTGGCATTCCAGACGCGAGGATCGATCTGCACCCACTCATTACGCAAGCGCACCATGCGAGGCTTGTCCTGATGCGTTGTCATCAGATACAGAATTCCCTTGAATAGCTTTTTCATGCCCTCGGCCAGAATGCGTGCTTGCAACTCCAAACGACTCTGGCTGGCGCTGACGGTTGCGGCCACCGCCGCTTTGGTGGTTGACTGCAATGCGTCAGGATCAAGTCCCATCGCGGCCTTGCTCATGCCGGTGCGGTCTTCGCGCATCTGATCCATGTAGTCCAGCATGGGGAATGCGGCTTGTCCAACGAATGGCGTGCTGAACGGCTGCACCATGCCTGGCGCTCTCATGCGGATAATTGCGCCTGTCTCGTTGTTGAGCACATCATCAATATTGACCTGACCCTCAACCACCGCCGTGCGCGGATGGATAGACTGCGCCAGTGAATCCAAGGTGTTTCGCAATATTTCGGATTTGATTTCTTGAATGTCATGCGTCAGATCAAATATCGACATGGCTTCCAGCGGCGATGTGTGTGGCTCTGGATCACATGGGAAGTCAACGAATGGGATGTAGCTGGCTGGAAGATTTCGCACCACGGTGTAGCCAGACCCCATGCAGCAGACCTTACGCAACTCAGCGATGCCGTCACCGTCAAAGTCCACGCGGATATAGGACTCAACGTACAGTACACGGCGTTGGCCAGGATTCAAACTGTCGCCTGATCCCATGGTGGTGGATAGTGGCTGCCGCGCCAAATACTCGTCATTGCTGTCTAAGTCGGTGCTGGAGATGTTCTCCTCAATCTCATCCAACTCATAGCCCATGCCGAGCAAATCGTCCACGGTCGCCATCTGACGGTGGGCGATGATGCCTGCATCCTCAAATGACCGCGCTCTGCGGTCCAGCACCAACTCTTCGGGTGGCACGGCCATGATGCGGATGCGGCCATCTTTAATGGTGCGCTTGATCTGTACGTCATGCAACATGGGTTGCTGCATAGGCATTGGCAGGCCGGTGGCCGGATCAACCTGTGGCTGCATCATGTCCATGGGCATTGATGGGTCTGGATAGCTGACCACAATCTTGACTTCTGCGCCCTCTTGCAGCAACACCTGCACGGTCTGGTCATCGAGGCCGGAATAGTCATCGATTTTGACTTCTTCGGTTTCATCCCA